TCTGTAGAACCAGCCCCAGCAGCTAAAGTCGTTTGTTGTTATGTCAAAGACTGTATTTGTCGCTGCTTGCGCGTACTGCGAGCTGCCGTTGAGAATAATGTATTGACCGTAAACGCCGTTTGTAGTTGAGTATGTGGGCGTTCCAAACGCGGTTAGATTGTTTGCGCCGACTGAATCGTTGACGTTTGACGCAAAGGCATACCTGCTAGTTGGCGTTATGTCAAGAGCTGTTAACTCTGTAGACGTGCCGACCACCACGTTTTTCCAGTTTCTGCGCTGCCTATGCGCTATGTCGCCTTCCGTCCAGACTTGACCGAATAAGTTTGTCATTATTATTTCACGTCCGAAAAGCCGATGACGTCTGGCGCTGTCAGCTGCCCTTGTGTCATCACCGTCTGTATCTGCGAACTTGAAAGAGTGGTGTTGAACGCGCTAAACTGTGAAATTATGCACTTGGCGGTCCCGTTCGTGGATGTACCGCCTTGCTGGTGGGAGCCGATTGTAATTGTTACAGTCGTTATCGGCATCTGCTGGGTAAGCGACGCATTGCTGTTCGCGTCTCTCGTGCCGTTTATCCAGACCTCCATGCCGATGTTTGTGGTGAAGTTGTCGCCAAACTGGAGAATTACATGCGTATAGACGAGAGGCGTTATCGCGGTCGCGCTCGTTATTACATCTTGTCCGCCCACGTTCTTGCTCTTGTAAAATTTGATGTGGCCTGTACTGTCTATGGAGCACGCGGGGCACGTCTTGCTAGTGTCTGCGTTAGTGCTCTGACACCAGAGAAGCTTTTCATCTGAAGGGAGCTGATAGAGATAAATCCAGAAGGAATAACAGAAAGTGGCTGGGAGCGAAAGATTGCTGACTTGGGTGGCTTCAAAGTAAGTTGACGTTGCACCTTCTGTGCTGAACTTTAAGCCCTTGCTGCGAAAGCCGCCGGGAATTGCGGTAACTCCAGCATCATATGAAATCGAGCTCCCTGTTATCGTTGCAACGTCAGAAGAGTTGCCTGTCGCGTCAGAGCCATCATTTTCAAACTGATACCATAGTTTGTGGGATGAGTTTGAGACCCATCCTGTAGCAGTTGGAATATAAAATTCCCCTGCGTCGCTCGACTGTATGTTAAGTGGCGCGTCATAGACGTTAATTGTGTCTGACTGCCCTAGTCCACTGATTATTGTGGAAGAGCTAACCGCGCTCGTTGTCGCGTTTGTGAGGTCGCTGAGGTTGTTGGCGTTCTGCGTGAGAAGGTCTGTGCCGGTTGTTTCACCGTGCTTGTTTGTTGTCTCGCCCATTCTTTTTCATCAAACTCCCACAAAAGTCAGCTGCCACGCGATGACTGCGGCGTTTGTTGTTGCTTTAACAAAGGCCGTCGAAAGCACGCGTCTGGCAAACATCGTGCCGCTTGCCGACGCTGAGAATAGGCCAACCTCATTCCACGTGGCGTTTGCGTCTCCTGCTCCGTAAAACGAGTCCAGACGCGCCGTCCCAGTGCTCACGTAGTACCCGCTGCCCTGAACACGACTTCCAGTTTCAGCCAGAAGCGCCGTTTGACTCGCAGAAGCAGCGCTGCTGCTCGTTCCTACTCCAGTGTATCTGGCGTAGGTCGTTCCAGCGTTGACCGTTAAAGCGGCTATAGCGTCAAGGCCAGAATTTACTGCTAGGTTGTGGCCTCTGTCATGATAAACTGTAACTTTGCCAAGTGCACGCCTTCGCTGCATACGCCAATAGTCCTCGATGCTCTGAATGGCGTCTTTCTCAAAGCCGTAAACGTCCACGTTGACCGCGACGCGTGCGAATGCGCCAATCTGGCCTTGCATTTACTTGAAGAAAAAAAGAAGAGCTGACTTGCAAGAGAACTATCAGGGATAAGTTGCAAACTGCGTGAGCGTCAGGTTGACGAAAAAGTTGCCTGTCGCGCCGAAATCCCCTCCCTCAAAGACGTACTCTATGTTTCCCACCGTAAAAAAGCCCGTCAGAGTCTGTCCTGATTGCGTCTTGCTGACATAGACCAGCTGCCCCGGCTTGAGCGCCGTGTCTGGGCAATACACGCTGCACTTGAAGATAATTTTCTGCTTGCTGGACTTTTCAAACTGTGACTGTATGTACTGGCGCATCGTGTTTTGGTTGTAAAGCGTTGGATTTTTCACGACATCTTCCCAAAAGTGCCGTGTGGTGCTTGTGGGCGCGCTTCCGTAACCGTGCCACTCGTATATGCTGGCGTCTGTGAAGTCTATCCTAAAGTTAAAGTTGAAAGATGAGGTGTTAACCGTCCAAGTCGCGCCATCAGTGCTGCTTGCGTTTGTGCCTGTCGCTGCGGCATCTTTTCCCCAAGAGTAAGAGTTGCTGCCGTCGTTGGGAGGATAAACCACAATCCAGTGCGCTTTTCCTGTGTTGAGGTTCTTGTTTACGGGAAAGTAGTGCCAGCCAAGCGTGTTGGAGATGCTGCCCCCCGGCTTTTGTCCTGACGCGATGAGAGAGCCGCTGGGATTTCCGCTCAGGTCTTCCACAAGCTCAAAGGCAAAGGGAGGCGTCGGCACGGTTGAGGAGCGTGAGATGTAGAGCGCAATCGCTGAGCAGTTTCTGTAAAGCGGGGTGAACTTTTGCGCGTAGTAAGAAGTGGTTATCGTCTGCGATGAGCTGTTTGTCTCCTTGCTTGTCGTCGTGTCCGTTTGCCCGCTCCCGTCGTCAAAGCCGTACAGCCTGACGCGGTGTTCTTCGAGGGTGTACGTTATTGTGGGCGCAGGATTCTGCATGATAAGACCGTAATTCGTATAGGGCGCGTTGATGAGAGAGTCAGAAGGGTTGTCCGTTATCAGAGTCTCCGTGGCGTTAGGGGGAGGAGTGCCGGCGGGAACGTAAACGAGCTTTTTGTCAGGCGTGAAATAATGAATGGTGTTGCCAAGCGCGTCAATGTCGTCAAGTATTGCCTTTATGCGCTGGCCTGACGCGCTAAAAACAGGGACGCTCCTTCCAGTGTCTATGATGTTGCTTTGGTCAAGGGGGAAGGAGAGAAGGTAGTCCTGATCACAGACTCGCACGACTCCTGTGCTTGCGTTAAGTTGGTCGATTATGAGAGCGTCTTTAGCTCCGCTTGTGCCGTCTGGGTTCAAACCAAGCGCGGCAAAAAATAGATTCTTCAAGTTTGTGGACGTGTCAGAAGCAAGCGGCGTTTTTCCATCGGTGTCTTTCTGCTGCTCTCTGTAGAGAGTGCCCACGCGACCCATAGTTATTGTCGTGCCTGCGTCAAGGCCATGTAGACTTAGACGCATAAGCGCTCTTGATGGCTCTTCGATTTCGATGCTCTCAATCAAGCCGAAAAGAATGTCTTCCGTCGAAGACGTTTTGCCTATTGAAAACATTATTGGGTTGCCTGCTTTTACAGTGTTAAGGAGAGTCAGAGCGGCTGAATTTGTGCCGTCGCTGCTTGTGATTGTACAAAAGAATTCGCCACCCGTGTTGTCAAAGGATGGCTTTATCTGTGCGTGCAGAAGCCGAAAGTTAAACGTGGGGGTAAAAGGGTTGAATTCGTGGTACGAGCCATCATCTGGATACTTGTAAATCTTGATGACCGGCAGAATCGGCCTCTTTGTAAGGGTCACTCTGGCTGAGGCTTGGAGAGAAAAAGATAGTGAGAACTACTCCACTAGCGCTGGCCTCTCCTATGCAGAGCCTGTTTGAGATATACAGCATCGAACTTTTGAAAGAGCTCCCGTTCCGTTATCACGCTTGCCCCGTTTACGTTTACGACGTACACGTTGACACTGGAGCCGCTTGCGCCGTTCAGCTTGCTTGAAGGTATGATGTATTCTGGACCTGCTTCTCCCATTATTCCACGCTGGCCTGACGACAATCCCAATGTCAGCGTGGGTTCTGTGACGATTCCGCCGCTTGCTCTTGTGGGAAAAAGGCTAACGTAGTTGCTGCCGACCGGTGTCGTTCCCCTTATGGCACCACCAGTACCGCTAGTTAGAGAGCTGTAGCCAGCAGAAACGCTAGAATAGTTTACGGATGTGGGAGGCGGTGTGTTAGCTACTGGCGTTGCAGTGGTTCTGCTTCCGCCGCTTATCGTTGGGACCGTAGAGGGGGCTATACCAGTTGGCTGAGGACTTGCTGCAAGAGGAACCGTTGCACCAGGCAGCGTAAAACCTTGCTGCTGCGGGAAAGGCGAAGGGGGGCCTTGTACCTGAGGCTGCGCCTGCCAGTTAGTCACTGCCACACTTTGCACGCTGGGAAAATTCTGCACGTTTGTCCTCTGCGTGATATTTGCAATGGCAGTCATAAAAGAGGCCGAAACGCTAGAGAGCGCGTTTCTCATGGTGTCGCTTAGGTTCTGCACAGAGCTTTGTACCGTGATTCCCACGTTCACAAGCCCATAAGCGAGCGAAAAAGTCTGCTGCTTGAACTCGCTAGATATGCTGTCTATAAGCTGCTTGACCTTGTCCCCCATGTTTGTCTGCAAAAGTGCGATTGCAGCCGTTACACCGACAATAGGAATTATGGCCGGCAGATTGGTACGCGCCCACTCGCCAAGCTTGTCCCTCACGCCCTGCGCCGTCTTGTTTGCTATGCCTGACTGGCTATCCTCGCATATCGTCTGGCAGCGGCCGTTAAGGACAAATGGGCCAGTCCCTTGAACTCCACCGGGACCGCCAAAGCGGCTGCCACCTGTGCCCGTGATTCCTCCGCCGCCTCCAAAGCCTCCTCCACCGGCGCCGCCAGCTCCCCCAGCTCCACCGCCTCCAAAGCCAAACGCCCCTGCTATCCTTTTCACAAAGTTTACGATTTCAGGAGACTTTGTGACTATCGAGCCTACAGAGCTTCCAAGATGAGCAATCGAAGTCACAAAGGCAAAGTAGTTTGAAAGCTTGGCCTGCGATGTCTGCTCGTTCAGTTCTTTGGCCTGCTGCTTTAGCAGGTTGAGATTCTCCTCTGCGTCTGCAAGCGCTCTTTTGTCGCCCGACGAACGCGCACGCGCAACTTCCCGCTCTGCACGTGCAAGGTTGAGGTTTACCTCTGTGGCCTTGCTGCTGGTCTGGTTGAAGAGCAGCTGCGCCAAGTTGTACGTGTTAAGGGCAGTCGTGGCGGCGCCGGTTATCCTAGAGATGGTGCCCATCGTTTCAGAGAATTTTCGCAGTTCTGGGTGCTCTGCCTGCAAGAGCGCTTTTTGGTACGCGCTGTCGTTGTTAAAGCGCCTTAACTGTGAGATGACGTTTTGCTTTGTCTTGTAGTATTCGTTCCAAGAGCCGTTGCCCTTTTCTACTTCGCGCCTGAAAGCCTCCAGCTCTGCCTTGGCCTGCTGCACATTCTCCACGGTAATGCGCATCTTTAGCTCGTTTGCCATTCTATCTCAGACTCCTTGCGCTGTTTGCCGCGTCGCTCCAAGCTGTAACAACTATCTCAGGGAAAGGCTCTGTGTTTTCAATTACCGCCGGCTCCAAGAAAGGCATGGGCTCTGAGGGTCCAGACCTCATTGCAAATACATCTTCCCCCGTCACTTTGTCGACCCAGTGCAGCACCTTGGCGTTTACGGGTTCTACAATTCCCCTACCGTTTTCCACCCAGTACGCGTACTCTAGGTCGCTTCCAACCACCGCGTCCAAGTCTCCAAGCCGATCCAGGATTTTTATCGACGCCAGCAGCTGTCCCCTTACGACGCTACCGTTGTTTTGAAGGTTGCTCCTTGCGTCCGCTATTATCTTTTCTAGAAGGGCTTCAAACATGTGCGGGGTCTTTATCTCGTGAAATTCAATCGCGTTTTGAAGTGCCCTTCGTGCGTCGTCGTAGCCCTTCATGTCCTCCGCTCTGTCGGTCAAAGGGGCGTGCCTCCCAGAGCAGAGCCGATAAAAGCCTCCTTGTTGAGCATTATGCTGGAAGAGCTTCCACGTCCCTGCTGCTGTCGTGCTCTTGCTTCTGCTTCCTTTATCTCTCTAAAGGCAAGATACGCGTTTGTGCAGACAACGAGGGCCAGATAGCGGTCGTATTCCATCTCCTCCAGTTCTCTGATTGAAAGGCCACCGCCTACCTCCTGCATGAGCCTGAAGGTGTTTACAATGTCGATAGCTTCAGGGTGCTCTAGCAGTTCTGGCGCGTCCAGGTTTCCGAATTGAATCACCTCGGCGATGGCGCGCTTGAGTTTTTTGGTAGCTCTGTGCTCCCTGTTCTGAGCCTGTCAAAGAGCTCCAGTATTTCTGGGTACTCCAGGTTTTCAATGGTCTCGGCTGGGACTTCGTAACACTGCGATAGCTTTTGGTACGTCCAGTCATCCAGCTTGTCTTGAGCCTCCACGAGGGCCTTGTTGATTGCTTCAAAGTCCTTGGGGTCTGAGTTTATCATGCGCATGGATAGAACGTCGACGGTCGACTGCATGCCCCGCAAGAGTCGCACGTCTTTTCCCGTGAGCTTGTGCTTTAGCACAAACGCGCTGCCCCCCTTTATTACGACAGAATCTGTCACAACCGTCACGGACTCGCTGGCGCTCAAGTTATGCTCACCGAGACCGCCCTAAAGCCGCAGACCTCCACGGTCGCGTTTGCGTCGTCAGCGCTGTGCGCCCTGGTGTACGATTCAATCTTGGCGCTTGATATTGTGAGTGTGCTTGTCGAGCTCTTTAGCACATAGGCAAGGGTGCGTGCGGTGGCGGTATTCCAGTCGTTCTCAAGCGTTGTGGCCTCTGATGCGGTGAACAGGTTTGTGAAGCTGCCAGTGATTCTACGCGCATGGGGCATCGTTCCAAACGGGTTTGCAGTCCCAAGCAGGTGCTCAGGCGTCGTGTTTCTCTCCACCGTGACCGAGAGCGATTTTCCATTGAGGCTTATCGAGTTCCAGGAGAGAGGAGCAGAGCCTCCGTCAAGCCACGTCCAGACTGGGCCCGTTGGGTTTGATGCCCAAGATGGGGTCGTCAGGCCAAGTGAGCCTGATGCTGTTGGCTCGATGGCGGACATTGCTTCCAGTTCGACCGTAGCCTCAAGTGGCCTGCCAATGTTTGCGTCAAAGGTGATGCGCTTTGGCCTGCAGCCCTTTACAAGCACGAATTTCTCTGTGGTGCCGTTTACGTACTGCGAGTAAGCAATGGTCATGCTCTCAGAGATGGTGCCTGTAGGTGTGCCGTAGTTTGCAGCGTTGATGAAGCGCTTGGCAAACGCGCTTGAAATGAACTGCATTTTCATGCTAAGGTTGTAAGTGTAAACTCCCTGCGCCTCGTCCAGAACGTCCTCAGTTCCTACCTGCGGAATGTCGATAAGCGCGTCGTTTTTGCGAAGCTCAAGCGACGTAACAGAGCCACAGGTGGTAAAACTTGGGCTTGATGTAGGGGTCGTGCCCTCTGTACTTTCCACCACGTACTGAGGGTTTTTGACAAAGAGCTGCGGCGATGTTGCCGAGACCATTAAGCGGCACCGCCCTCACTTTTTTCGGCGTCTTCGGCGATTGCCTCTGTCTTGTATTCTCCAGTCTTTGGATTGTGATAGAGATGGCACCTTACGCCATTGTAAAATCCCTCTTCAGTCTCGCAGACAAAACCTTCAGGCGGGTTACAGCCCTTGCTTCCTGCCATTTATGCGAGTTGCAAACTTTGTTAAGCCAAAGAGAAGTATCAGCGGGTCAATCCTCGACCACAACGCCATCCCAGATGAGCGTGATTGTTGCCACGCTTCGCAGTACAAGGGAAATGTCTGCGGCTATCCCAGTGTTTGCCCTGCTCTCGTTTCCAGTCTCTATTTCCTGAAAGTCGTCGTCAATGTGCCATTCTTCAAAGCCATCGTTGAAGAGAGCGCGCCTGTCTGTCTTGACTATGCGGCGAATCTCTTGCTCCATTGCAAATTTTCTGTCAAAGATGTCCTGCAGTACAGGACCCTTTGCCAAGACGTGCACCTTGTACCTTGCAGTAAAACGATAGCGGCTAGAACCCAGTACTGCTGGAGGCGATGTAGTGATAAGATGCTTGACAAATATGCCATAGTCCTTGCTCAGGTCTGCAAAGCGTCTTGCAAAGGTAATCGCGCTAGCTGCTGGGCTATTTTCCCTCCAGTCGGTTGAGAGCTTGTCTAGAATTGTGGTAATGGGATTGGTAGAAAGCGGTGCGCTGCCTGCAGCAGTGGCGATGACAAGAACCATGAATGAAAAACTCTGAAAAAAAGAAAGTTAAGGGAATTAAGGCGTGGTTTTTGTGCTTCCTTCCGATGCTGCCGTTGCCGTTGCTGCTGCGCCTGCAGACTTGCGTGCCATGCTTCCAAATCCTGCCGCCGCACCAAAAATCGTGGCGTACGCAATCAGCAGCTGCCAGTCAGGCGTGCTAGGGTTTGTAAATATGTCCGTCTGCACGAGTCCAACGGTCGTAAGGAAGCCTGTGAGGGTCGCTGTCAGGATGCTTGCTACATGCTTGCGCACGTCAAAGGGTTCTCCGCTTTGCAGCCAGCCAAGGGCAGACAACGTGAGCCCGCCAAGGCCGCCTGCAACTAGGCCGCCAAGCACTGCCAGAAAGGTTTCCATTTGAGCTGGCTCGCATTTTCGACGATAACAGAACTACCATCATTGGCTCAAGATTCCGATGATTATTGCGGCTATGAGGATGAATATCAAGATGGCAAGCATGGTGTTTATGGCGTCTAAGAGCCCAGCAAGGGCCATCCCTGCCCTGCGCTTTCTTTTGTCCCTCCAGTCAGCGCCGTAGGGGTGCTCTGGGTATCGCTTGTCCTCGTTCTCTTCGTCGTCAGGATACTTTTTCTTGTTATTATCGGCCAATACCCTTATTCGTCTGAAAGCGGCGCAGACCGGTAATCGCTGGTAACCGAAACAGTCTTTGTGCGCGTGGTGGGAGTTGCCTTGAACCGTGCAACCATCCTGTTTATCACGTTTTGATACTCTTCGTCAAAGGCTTTTTTGAGCTCTATCTGCCGAGTTATCAGTGCCACGCGTGCTGCGGTTCTCCAGTCAGCAGCTGCATGAACATCTGTTGTAATGTCACCGCCTGAAAATGGTGGAGTTGCACCGGCATACGCGTACAAATCGTTTTCAACGTCGGTGTCCGCATATGGGCCTTCCTGCGCGATTAGCGCATCATAGCTTGTGTTTGAAGTGTCCCCCGTTAGAATCCCTTCCACCTTTGAGCTGGTGTAGTACGTCAAGAGTAAAGCAGCTCCTCTGAAACTAGAATCTTGGTCTCCACGGACTCTTCAAGGGCCTCGTAGAGTCCTTTTCTTGTCCTTGGTGCCTTTCTTGCGTTGAGCTCTTGATGCTGCGCCATTTTCAAAAGTCGCTCGCAATGTCGAGGTCTATGCACTCAAAGTTGGTGGCAACGCCGCGCTCAAATTCGCAGTTTGGAGGATGCTTCATGTTATTGATAGCGTCGTTAATGGTCTCGCCTTCGTTTGTGCGCCTGCAAGAACTGCACTTTGCTCTAAATGGCATAAATGCAGAGAAAAAGAAAGAAAAGAAAGGAACTAAGCGCTCTATGCAGAGACGCCAGTCATCTTTCTTGAGCCGTCTGCCGTTACCTTCTTGGGCTGCAGCCACTGTCTGATGACGTAGCCGTCAGCCCCCCTGTGCGGGTCTCTGTACTGCTCTGCCACCGTTGGGCCCTCGCCAAGCAGGAAGGTTGCTGGGTCAAGCATCGTCGCAACAGTGTTTGTGAATCCACTGTCCACGATTACGGTTATGCCGGGAAAGCCAGGCAGCGGGAATGTCCCAAACGTGTACCTGTCAACTGCCCTTACCGCGCTACCGTTGACCCATGTGTTGCTGATGTAGTCGGCCCATACGCGCGTGTTCATGGTTATGATGGTCGGCCTGTAGTGCAGGTCGTTTATCGTTGCCACCACGTCCATTATGTCAGGCATCGGGTTTCTGTCGCTGATGCCAGACGTTGCTGCGCCCCAGTCTCCCTTAGCGACCGTGGTTGCGGTCTCGATTTCAGTGATTATCTGCGTGTTTGCCGCGCTTCCAAGTGCGCCAGCTGCCTGTGCGATGTCGTAGGCAAGTGGCTCTATCGTGCCCCTTATCCTTGCCTCGTCAGATGCATACACATCTACGACGTTCTTCCAGAGGCCAAAGGTCACCTTGCTAAATTCAGTGTTGGTTTCGTCTGGGACATTGAGCTCAGGGACCTTCTGGCGTGCCGCCATCTTGGCGTTTCTGTAGGGAACGTCAAGCTGGAGCTTTGGAACGGCTATCCTTGTCATTGCGTTTATGGCAAAGTAGTCGCGCCACTGAGTTCCTACGACCTCCTGCAGCATGTCGGTTGCCGTGATGTTTGAGATTTCGTTGCTGTCGATTACTGCGTCGCGCTGGTGTCTTTCTGCCGCACGCACCATCTCATGAGCGATAAACTCGATTCTGCCATCGCCCAGCTTGCGCTCTGGGTTGAGTTTGGCTATCGGCTCATATGTGGAGTCGTTGGCAAAGTCCACTGTTGGTATCGATCCAACATAGAACTTTTTCGTGTACGGAGAGTATGTTACGCCCCTAACTGTAGACATTTTAGAGCCCCAACCTCACGATAATGGTGTCCGTGTTCGCCGCGTCGCTGATCACGGTCGTGTCGCCTTCCTTGCCGACGTAGCGGCCAACTGTGAATCCGTAGCCCTTGTTTACAGCGTCAAGTTCCGCCGTTGTGGGTGTCGAGCCTGCAGCATATGCTGGCTGAGTGTGCGCTACAACTGTGGTTTGCGAGCCAATTTTGACAAGATTGTAGGCCTTGATGTTGCCGCCCGCTTTGACGTAGACGTAGGTGTTGCCAACTGCGACATTGACCGATTCGTCGCCGTCGTTTGAGCCACCAGTCTTTGTTTCGAGCGCGACGCCAAAGCCCGTGTATATCGTGGAAGAAGTTGTGCCTGCTATGACATCGCCGTTTGAATCGAAGCTTACTAGGTCGCCCTTTGTGATTGCCTCAGAAGCGTTGAGACCGCACTTTTGGACCTCGATGTTTATGGTCTTGGCAATTTCGCCCGGAGACTTTGCCATGTCTAGGCGAGACCTCCCCTAATTGCCAGGAGCCTCTCGTCGTCGTTGCGATACTGCCTTTCTGCTGAGGCGTTAACCTGAATCTTGAATGGCTTCTTTGCTGCATTAGCTGCGGCGTCTTTCTTTGCGCTGGCAGCCGCTGCATACTCGGATGCAAGGCTTTCAAGCGCCTCTGCGTCAAGTTTGTAAAGTTTGCCGGCCTCTGTCTCTTTTTCGTCGGCCTTTATCTTGCCCAGCTCAACTTTGGCTGAAAGAATGCGCTCGATATGTGGCCGTTTGATTGCCGCCTCATACTGCGACCTGAGCGCGTTATTCTCTTCCTTTAGAGCCTGAAGAGATGCGTTCAAAGCCTCAATCTGGGCGGAATAATCAACGACTGTAGTCGCCTGCTGCTGCGAGTGAACAGCGTCGTTACCCATTTGGGTGCTGTCAGCTTTTTCTCGGTCTAGAGAAGTACCGCGAGTGATGATGCTGCCGTACTTGGCCTTGATGCTTCCGCAGATTTTGTGAGCCGCTTCATCGTCGTATCCTTCGTCTGCCATCTTTTGCAGGCATTCATCAAAGGGAAAGTCGCCGGCGTCTTTCTGCTGCTCTGCCGCGTACTGTGGAAGAACCCATGTGCCGGTGCCGCTTGTGGTGCCTGTTGTGTAAGTAGGAATTGTGAAATAGTTGGTTGCATTAGTGCTGGCCTGCACCTGCCGCAGCTGGTTCATGCATACGCCGTGGGAGCCAGAACACTGGCCTTTTATCAGAGCCTTGTACTCGCCAAATGCTGGGCGCTTGACTCCCGCTAGATGGTACGCGACGTAGCGCTTGATTGTCTCTCTCTTGCGCCCGTCGCTTGTCGCTGTTCTCTGAACGTCTTCGTCGTCTGCTCCGATGGAGGGAGAAACAAAGCCAATCTCGCCGCGCTTTATCTGCTCCCTTGTTTCTGGGTCTGTGATTTCAGCAACGGCAAAAGCCTTGCCGCTCTGCTCGTCAATCCCAACGTCGATGATTGTGCCTTTTCTGTACTGCTCTTGGATCTCGTACTTTGGATGCCCAAAGTCGGGGGTTACAACAAAGGGCTTGCCGAGAAATGTCTTTAGGTCGCGTTCAAGTGCTTCTCTGGTTACGCCCCACTGGTTGACGTTGTGAGTGTCATCCAGCAGAAACGATTTGATGAAAAACTTGTCGCCGCGCTCAAAGCTGTTAATGGTTGAAGCATAGCGCGTAGCATCTGCCATTACAGCCCCAAGGTGAGCGCTTTTCGCTAGTGAGAACTAATAAAAGGCACAAAATTGATTGTTATGTACTGGCATGGCGGCAATGACATATTACATCAAACTGCATTGCGACATCAATAGCGTTTACAAGAAAATAAAAGGTAGGCGTTGCGCGCGCTGTAAAAGGACAATTAGCAGTCATCCTTTGTTCTACAATTATAAAGAAGGCATTCTTTGGGTGGCTTGTGACCCCGAAAAGAAAGTAAGCGAATTACTAGCCATGCCATGACTAAAGTGTGATTAAGTGCGCCCAAGCTCTCGTTTTACTTTCAAAATCGCCTCCCCCTCGGTCTCTAGCGTCTGCGGGATAATCTTGCTCTCAAAGGCTTTCAGCTCTTTTTGATACTGCTCGCGCTTTTGCAGATACTCTTTTTTTCTTAAAGTGTGGTCGTGCATTATCCTGATTCCGTACGCCCAGCCGGAGCGCTCGTGGTTTACGTATTTTCCAATTGCGTCGCTCTTTTTTGCAATCAAATAGTGTGCACGCCGATATTCCAGCTCTCTAGGATGCAGCGCCAGGCGTGGCATAAATCGAAACCAGTCTTTCTTTTCGTGGTCCGCAACAGGGACTCTGTAGAGCAGTTTGGTGGGAGTCGTCTTGTTGTTTAGCCACCAGAAAAAGGTCGTCAAGTCGCCTTCCAGCCATTCGTCGCTGTCTATTATCAGCAAATAGTCGCAGTCGCAGATGTTAAAGTAAATCTGGCGCTTTTGAAACTCTGGCAGGTCTGGCGCGTCTAGCAGAACGGTGTTTGAAAAAGACTGCACGAGCTCTCTGCTTCCGTCATTGGACAGCGCGGTTTCGCCATCAAAGCCTGCGTACCTGCCGTCAATGCAAAAGACCCTGTCAAACCTTGCAAGCGTGGGAAGACATCGCTTTAACTCCTCGTAAGCATTGTAAAACACAAGCCCCCCTGCTATCGTGCACGTGCGTGCGCCTATCATAATTTGCCGAAAAAACTTCGGCAAAACTATTGGGAACTATAGGAGGTCAATCAAATCCAGTATCTGCAGCACTTCCAAGGGCTCTTGCGAGATGTAATCCACCGGCGCAGTGACTTTTACCTTTATCCTGTCGCTGCGCGTAGGCACGCTGACTATAAAGCGCTCTTTTCTTGATATCTGAGAGATTGCTGGAATGCGCGTGTATCCATGCAGTCTCAGCGCCTTTGGCTTTTCGCCCTCTACCCTAAGAACGCTATTTAAGCCACTGATTTTGCCAAGTATCGGCACTTGAACAAGGTACTTTAAAGATATTCTCGCAGTCACACGTAGTTTTACAAGCTCCCGAGCCTTGATTTCAGTGTAAATGCGTCTGCGCCTTGTTTCTCCTCCACCAAAAGCCTGTTTCGACTCTGTAACAGGGGGCGCTTCTGCCTCAAGTATTGCGTCGGCAGAGAAAGTGACTGCCGCAGTCTTTTTCAGAAGGGCGTCCGCTGAAAAGGTGCTTGAAAAGCTCTTTTTCAAGAGCGCGTCAGTGGAAAAGCTCTTTGTCAGAGTCTTTTTTACAAACGCGTCAGCTAGGAAGCTCTTGCTTTGGGTCTTTTTCAAAAATGCATCCGCAGCAAAGCTCTTTGTTTGGGTCTTTCTGAGCACGGCATCGCTCGTAAAGCCCTTTGTGAAGGTCTTTTTGAGATACGCGTCTGCCGTGAAGCTCTTTGTCTGGCTTTTCTTTAGAAAAGCGTCCGCTGAAAACGTCTTTGTAAGGCTTTTTTTCAGCAGCGCATCAAGCGTAAACGTCTTTAGTTTTGTTGCGACAAGTATAGAGTCTGCTGTCCAGGTCTTGCTCAGCGTCTTTTTCAGGTACGCGTCGCTCGTAAAGGTCTTGGTAAGTGCCTTCTTCAGCCATCCGTCGACTGTAAAGGTCTTGCTTGTGACTTTTTTTAGGATGGCATCGGCGCTGAACGTCTTTGTCTTTGTCTGCTTTAGAAGCGCGTCAACGGTAAAGCTCTTGGTTGTTTGGTCGCCCTCTCTTAGAATGATAGAAACAGACTTCCAGGTGATAGAGCCCGACGTGTTGGGGCAGACCGTCTGGTAGTTTATCTTGTCCGTTGCAGCGACGTTGACAGTGTTAGACGTATCAGAGAAAAGACCAGTTGCTCCAGCCGCTATGGAGACTCCAATGCCGCTATCTGCGCTGTTTATCCTGAACTTTAGGGTGGTCGCAGACGTAGCAATGGAATTGGCGCTAACGTACACGTCCAAGTCACTGAACTTGTACGCGTTTTGCACCTTGTACTGAAAGTTAGCCTCCGTGGTGGAGAGAGTAAAAAGACCGCCAACCGGCTCGTAGTTTGTGCTGTTAAAGTTTTGAGTGAACGCGCTGTGGTTTACCGCGCAGATGGCCTTGTTGTTTGAGGTTTCAAATTCTCCCTTTATCCAAGCCGTGTTGATGTTGCCAGTACCAGTGCTCGTCGTTAGTGACCAGTTGAAATTATCTCCTGAGGCTATGGTGTCGGTGTTTGACGTGTCCTCCTGCAGTCCAGTGGCTCCAGAGCCATAAGTGACAGAAAATGCGCCATCGGCACCGTTGACGCGGCTCTTGAAAGTGCTGTTTGTAGTGCGCGCATTGGAGCCCACAAAGACTGCAAAGTTTTTCATCACTCCAGCCGTGCGTATCTTCATCTGAGCCTCGACTTCTGTGGTCACCCACGCGCCTCTCGTGGGGTGGCCGTACACGGTGGAGGAGGCTGTTCCAAAAGTTACGTCGTAACCCCAGACTGGCATGGACGTTGTTTTTGTCGTGCTGGTTGGATCTGACTGCAGCCCTAGCGTATTTGAGGTAATGCTAGTGCCGGTCGCCCCCGTAATTATTTTCCAGTTTACGTCGTCGCCCGCTGCGATGGACACAGAGTTTGAGGTGTCCTCAAAGACGCCGGTCGAGCTTGCACCGACGGATATGACGATAGAGGTGTCTGCGCCATTTTTGCGCAGGGTCCAAGTCGATGCGGCTGTTACGGTGTTTGTCTGAACGAAAATCTGTGCGTTTCTAAGAGTCGTTGCGTGACGTACGCGTATCTTGCGGTTGGCCTCTGTGCTGGTGTTTGTTCGCTGGCTGTTTCCAACGCCCATGTACGTGGTCGTAGCAGCGTTTATGGTAGTATTCTGCCCTTGTACCCAGAGAAGCGAGTTTCCCAATTGGTGTCATCATCAGCTTAATACAACCTTGCCGCTCCAAAGCGGGTTTATTGCAACCAGCAGGGCGTTGAACGCGGTCTTTATGCTGTTTGTAATTGTTCCTGTAGGGGCTCCCGGCAAAGACACGTTGACTATCCTGTTCTTGTCTGTTCCCGTAAAGGTCACCTGAAACGTTATGCCGGGCTTGAAGTCCCTGTACGTGGAGCCATCGGCGTTTGTGAAAGTCTGCGTAACAGATGAGACGTTTGCCAGGATGTATGCCCTCGCTGCCTCCTTGCGCTTGTGCTCGTCCCATATCGTGGCGTGTATGTCCGAGAGCGGCACGTTTTGGTGGTTTGCGCACAGCATGGTTTTTCTGACATTTCCAGCGGCGTCTGTTCTCTGCGCTATTACCTGCACGTTTTGCCAGTCCGTGCCTTCGTCAAAGGAAAATTCTATCTCGCAGCCGCAGGTCATGGGAACCCAATGCTGGTACTTTACCGTGCCCAAGTGAGCTGGCTCATCTCCTGCGGAATCAGGTTAACCTTGTCAAAGGGCGCAGCACCCCACTCTGTCATGCTTTCCGTGTGGCCGTCGTCAAAGACAAAGGTCACGGTCTTTAGCACGTTGGCGATGCCGCTTGTGCATCCCACCAAGTAAAACTCGTGCACTCCACCTGAGAGAAAGCGCACTACTCGCCTGCGCAGAAAGAGGTTTTCGCCGGGCCTCAGCCTCAGCTTGTGGATGGTCTTGCCGTTGTACGTCAGCTCAAATGACTCTAGCTTTTTTCTGTCGATTTTCAGGTACGTTGGGTCTCTCTGGTCGTCGCTCCATTCTAGGGACGTTCCATCGTTGTAGTTTGCCCTGAAATTCATGGCCGCTATATCTCGTCATACTGCAGCGTGAACGTCTCGTTTGCCAGGTCCCCCGGTGACGCGCTTGAAGTGGTTTCCATCTGCAGAACGAAATAATTTGTGGTTTCGTTGGTGGCGTTTATGATGTTGCCAGACTCGCTTATTGTGAGAGAGAGCGGCGAGCCCGACGTGTATGTGAAAACATCTGTTGAAGTCGAAATATCTGTGTGCCCACCCGCCATCGCTTGGTCGTCAGTGTCTGCCACGTCGTAGCCAGTAGTCGCGCCAGAGTTGTGAACTGGGAACTGGTCTCCCACCTTTACCGTAATTCCAGTCCCAAAGCCTCCGCCGTCTGTGTAGAGTTTTACGTTGTCAACCTGCACGCTGGGAGCTCCCGTGCACTTTAGATAAAGCGACTTCCAGCGGCTGTACGAAGTTCCAGCGGCTGGCACTATGCAGGGGTTGTTGCTGTCGATGGTGGCGTTGTCAGCTCGCTTGAACCGCAGGTTGGGCGGGCCAAGCGCATCAATACTTGTTGACGCGCCGGGCGAGTTGTCGCTGCCGCCAGTGTCTAGCATTACGTTAAAAGTCGCAACCATGCTTAGCCAATCACTACCTCGAAGTTTATCTCAGTGCTTAAAGGAACCACTCTCTCTAACTTTGGCGCAAAGGTGAGGGAGACTGCGCCAAACTCGCCCGGCGCTAGGTATCTGGGAAAGTTTGTCACCGTAAGGTCAGGGTCGTTTGTCTGCGGGCTCTCAAGCTCCACCGGCGCTGCATAGTCGTTTCTGACAAAAAGCGCTATCGTGCTCTTTTTGCCTATCTGAGTGACTGGGAACCTTATAAGGCCAACGCCGCTTTCATTTGGCCGCTGCTTGTCTGAAAAGAAGGACAGCATTTCTCTCTCTATGAGCCCCCGCCGATTTTAGCCACCCTCTCCTTCAAGGTGTTCATTATCTCCAGCTTTTGCTTTGCCATCTGCGCCTGCGGGTTGTTCTCTGCCATGGCCTGCTGTTGCTGCTGTTGCTTGGCCTCCATCTCCTGCTTGCTCTTTTCCAGTTCGTCCTTGAACTGCTCAAGGCCGAGCAGCGTAAGGATTGCCTGGTCTGGGAATCCTGGCACTGCGCTCTTTAGTTTGTTTGCGGCATCCACAGAATCAACCCAGCTTTCTATCGTTATGGGCTCAAACTCTGCTTTTACGCGCACTTTTTCCAAGATGTCTGCACGGCCAATAGCGCGAATGTTGCGCTCGTACCACTGCGCCGAAACTATTCTTGAAAGCCACTCCCTGTCACTCTGGACTGGGCCGGCCATAAAGAGCCGAATCTTGCCAAAGAGAGTTGCCATGTTGCTGTCCTCCTCCCTGCCAAGAAGCGGCCCTGGGACTGCGCTGTTGCCTATTATCATGCGCTCGTAGGTCTCGGCCAGCTGAACGATATCAGCCACCTTGGCCTGCAAGTCCATGGGAATATACTCGACGTCTTCCTTTGGCTTGCCAGAAATGAAGTTAAAAGCCCCCGGCATCATGCCGTCCTTTATGGTGTTTAGCTGCGTGCGCGTGTCTGTCTCCGTCTTTCCGTCGGTGTTTACGATTACAAGTCCATAGGAAGCCCACATGCTCTGCGCAATCTCGGGGGCGTCGTATTCCAGCACCCTCTGCAGTGCCCTTGCAGCGCCCACTACCCTTTGAAGCTCAGAGTATCCGTAATACATCGCCCTCCTTATTGGCGAGTTGGCTTTGTTTACGAGGTAAATCATGCTCCCAGCAGGGATTGTTTTTGAAGAGTTGAATGCCTCAACGCCTTCAAGCGTCCAGTCCATGTCGCTGGCAATCATTGGCTTGCCAAGGTCTCTGCTATGGAGAACCTTCAACTGCTCGGGAAGGCTTGGCGTTTGCTCGATATCTCTTGCGCCAGGCACAAACTCCTCCATGGGCTCAAAGAGAATCACCCCACGACCGAACACCTTTGCCATAGTGGTGGCGTCGACAAGGGCCTGCTGGAAATGGAGGTCCCTGTCAATCTCCTTGAGCTCGTCTAAAACGTCGTCGTACTGCTTCAGCTCTGATTGAATCTGCTCTTCCTTTTTGTCCTTGCTGTCTATTAGCTCAAAGACTGGCTTTATTCCAGCCCCAAAAACGAATTCTATTTTCTTGTCGATTACAGCGCCTGCAAGGGTAGAAGCCCAGACGTCCTCAAAATACTGCATCTCTTTGTCGTTGTAGCTTGGAGAAAGCCCGCCACTTCCGACCACAAAGGCCGCATCGTACTGCTTGTTTGGCCTGTTTGTGGATATGTACACTTTAGGGATTTTACGAGGCAAATTCTGGGAATTTTAGGTACAGATTTGGGAAGAGAAGTATTGCAAGGGGAGTTGAATTCCCCCTGCCATCTCCATGAGCCGGTGCGTGTGTGTGTCTGCCTATGAGAGAGGGTTTGGACACCCACGAGAGACTTGACCAAGACATGAACACTGTCGACAGCATCACACGCCACCGGCATCTGATAGACGCGTTCTTTTCTTGGAAATTAAATTTTGAAAGAACTATCTTGGCATCCTTACGACCCAGCTCCTGCTTTCAATTCCCCTCAAGCGTGGCGCCACGCCCGTCCCCAAAAGGTCGCCTGTCCCCTTGTCACCATAGGTGTATTTCTTGTTGGCTACGGTGACATGCCTTTTTCTATCTCGCATGTACACGCGAGCCTTGAAGCAGGCAAGCATGAGCGCCATTACAAGGTCGTCATGTTCGGAGCCCTCTGCGTAATAGGAGATGTTGCCGCTCTCTGTTCTGTGCTCTGCAAATATCGACAGCTGTCGTTTCAACTCATCCAATTCAGAATTGGTTGATATAGGAAACACGAGGCGCTCGTCGGCAAACCACTCCAGCATCAGTTTTACCATCGCGTTTTTGTCCATCGTCTTTTCGCCGGCTTGTTTTTTGAGATCTTTGATGTCCTTGCTCGTGGTGACTGGAAAGGCAGGGAGGTTGTGCTTGTACTTTAGAACCTCGTACACGTGCGCGCCCACGCTATTAATCTCCACCATTAGAAACTGAAAGGGGTGAAGCCTATGGATTCTGGCTATTTCATTTTCCACGTCGATGTAATTGCGCCCTAGCCAGCGCTTTGCGTTTAAAATTTTCACCACGCCATCCTCGACATGCACGCCCACAAGCGCGCTAGAGTCACGGCTTTTACCGCTGTCGAGACCTGCTATTCTAACTGCTGTCATCTTTCCATCTCTCTTTATATCCGAGGGAACTTGGGCATTCGTTGTTAGAACAGCATTCATTCATTCGGAGAAAGTTGCAGATGGGGCACATGTCATAGGCTACCATGCTTCCACCTCATGCGCGCCCTCTGGGAATTCAGAGCCAAAGATTGAACCCCTTCCCGTGGTGTACTGGTTAAGATACTCTTGCGCCACGTCAACAGTCTTGTCTGCCAGCATCGCCAGAATCTCCTCACGCGTGTACAGGTTGCCTTCTGTCGCCCAGATGTTGTACTTGAAAAACTGCCACTCTTGCTCGTCGTGCTCTTGCTCTATCTCGTAGTGAAAGCCTCTGGGACCCTTTGGCGTCGATAAGAGAAAGAGGTCGCTCCTGTTGGTCTTGACGATTGGCATTACAGAGTTCAGCACCGGCCTGTCATCAATCAGGTCCCACTTGGCCGCCTCGTCCATGATAAATGCCACAATCTTTGTGTCGCCAGTGGCGGCCTCTGGGTTCGCCGGCAGACCTTCGTACGATGTGCCGTTGGCAAGCTGCAGTTTAAGGTCATGCTGCGACTCTTGCTTGTCTACCAGCTTGGGGTAAGCCTTGAAGAGCTCCTTTAGGCGCTGCATCAGCTTTTTCGTTGCTGCGCTTCTTGTGCCTGCGATAATCTTGACCTGCTTGCCTGCGTATTTGTTAAATGCCCTGTAAGCCACGATGCGGAGCATGAGCTCAGAAAAGCCCATCTGCCTGCCCTTGTTCAGATGAAACTTGTGCAGGCTCGCGCTATCGATGGCCTCAAAGAATTCTAGCTGATACGGGGTAAGCTCGTGAGGCTCGTACGTGCGAGGGTGAACTGGAAGCCCAACGGCTTTGTTAAACTCTGTAAAAGATAACTTGGAAAAGCGCTCCGTTATTGCCTCTGCAGTTTCGCCTTCTATGTCCTGTAGCTGCCGCTGGAGCTCGCTCACGTAGAGCTGCGATGCGTCTATTTTCCCTTCAAGAATGGGGTAAATCGATGGCGCTCTGCCCAACTTCATTTTCCACGTGCGCTCCTAGCGCTCTGGCCTCTGCGTCTCTGATTGCAACCTCCCTCGTGGCTTCGTAGTATGCAGAAAGGTAAGGCTGGATGGAGGCGATTTTTTCCAAGATGCAGGCTTTTTTGAATGCGCCCTGCTCGAGGTGGTAGTTTTTCCACAGCTCCTGCTGGATTAGTTCAAGCTGGTCAATTCGCTCTATGTGCTGGTTTACAAAGCCCTGCTTCGCAATCTCGTAGAGCCGCTTTAGTTTGGTGGCTTCAATCGTGCCCTTTATTCTGTAAAAAGTGGCTCTGCTGATGTCGATGCCGTGAGCCTTTAGGTACGCTAGCGCCTGCTCTTCCTTTAGGCGCATGACCATGCAGTTTATGACTAATCTTTCAGTATCGTTAAGCGGCAATCAGCGAACGTGGCCTGATACGAAAAATCTCAAATAGAGAACTATGCGCTACCGCATACAGTTTTCTCCACTTCATCAATCACAACGAGAGCCGTCTCAAGTCCTTCGGCAATACCCGCTAGCCTTCTCGCTTCCTTTTCGTTTCCTTTTTTTATGAACGATTCGGCCATAGATGTAGCAGCTGATTCTCTCTTTGCCATCTCTGAACGCAAAGTCTGAAAAATCCACCTTAATTCCGACTGGCTCAAGACTACTCTCTACTCCATGCAGTGCACTATGATATAGTTTCGGTGCTTTTTTGCTGCTTCTTTGGCCGCCTTTTCGCTCTTGAAAAACTCGTCGTGCTCCCGCTTGTAGCCCCACCAGCGCATAACACAGTGCGTCATCTTGCCGTATGCTCCTCATCCAGATGCCTTACGTACTCTTGGTGCAGGACGTGCACGTAGAACTTGCCGCCGACGGTATCAGCATACTTGCCAAAATGTGCTGCCAGATTACAAAAGACCTGGCATTTTGCGCAGCCGTCGATTACATGAAACTGTTTAGCCATCTCTGCATTCACTTCTTTTTACCGAATGAATACCCCAAACTGAATGCCGAGAGCGCTATAGCGAGCGCAGATAAAAGCGCAGTCGATAAAGGCACGCTATACTCTGTCATCTCAAGCGCTCCTGTCTCCTTTCTCGTCGCATTGCGCGCACATCCATCCACCGTAGGGATATGGCTTGCCGTTTTCCTTCCGCTCTTCAGGGCTGTCAAGGTCTGGGACTCGATTGATAAACTTGCCCGAACCCCACGCTACGCTCTCTCCACATTGACAACATATTTCTTGCTCTCTCTCGTCTATCATTGAAAAAGTATTCTTGCAACCTTTACAAAAGCATTTCACTGTGTCCCCAAACACATATGCAATCTTTTCTGAGGCACATATGGGGCACTTGCTGCGGCAGCTCATTTTGCCGCTATAAAGAGTGCATACCCATATCGCATGATAGGTGACTTTAAGCGCCTTTGCATCGCCGCCTTCTCCGTAGGCTTTGGATACATATCCTGCTGTGGCAGCTCCTTCTCCACCTTGAAGTAATAGGCATAGCTCTTTGGGAGAAAGTTAGAGTAGTACATCATGGTACCCATCATCTCCACAAAGCGTGTGCCAGCCTTTCTCCATGTGTTCTCTATAAGATAGCTTGCAGCACCTATCCCTCTCAACGATGGATGAATCACAATCCTGCTAACGTATGTTATCCACTTGTTTACAAACGAATAGCGCTCACTCCTGTTTTTTACACGTTTAAGCGCAGCTCCTAATGGCGTTTTGTTTCTTGCAGTTATCTCAAGACTAGGCGCAGAGTAAACTATGGCCCCATAAAGTATGCCAGTTGCTTTGTGAAATAGCCCAAAGACCTTGCGCACGACTGAGGGCAATTCTACGTTAACATAATGAAACTGCGAGAGCTTGTAATACCAGTGCTTTTGCACCTCTCTAATTTCAAACTCTTGCTCTAGAAAATCATAGTTGTTTAGTGGTTTGTTTGGTCCCTCTGCCACGAAAAGTTTCCACGTCACGGTAAAGCGAGTGCAGCGGCTTCCATCTATAGAGAAGTTCATCAGAGTGGTCTGTGGCCGAGAACTGTGGTAAGGGCTTGACGCTTTTGATGTGCCATGCGTGTGTCGCCTTGTAAATCCGCCCACTTGGAGCCAGCTGCAATGCTATGGCTTTAGGAAGCTGCAAGCTCCTATCGAATTGCACGATGCCGCGCACACGACCAGCATTTAGAAGGTAAACGTCGCAGTTGAGAAAGTCATCAGGGCAGGCATAGGCTCTAAACTCCCACTCTTTCTTTCCCTCTAGTATCTGCGTGATAAAGGGCTCTCTGATTGTTATGCCGTTCACTTTTGCGCTGCCTCACTAACTTGTACTTTGGCATCAAATTCTTTAAAGAGCGTATAATCTGCCTTTAGGTGCTCCCTAAGATCCTCATGAGCAGATGCAAGGAAAAACGTTATGCCATACTGGTCTCTTATTCTGCGCATGTTAATGGCAATGGCCTTGGCCGTGATTCTGTCAAGCGTGCTGCAAAACTCGTCAAATATGAGATAGCAGTCTTCAACTCCAGACTCTTTTCGCTCTCTCTGCAGCTTCATTACGCAGTAATAGAGGCAAAAGCGAAACTTCTCCCCGTCCGATAATTGCGTGTATCTGGAGACAAACTTCCATGCCTCACCAAGCCCGCACTTTGAGAGCAGTTTCAACTTCTCTTCGCTTGTGACCTCGGGAAAGTATTCTATCAGCGGCAAGTCTTGCAACGCCAGCTCAGTCCACTTGCGCACGTACATCACTTTTTTGCCCTGCTTGACAAGCTCCTCGTAAACAGCGTTTAGAATTGAAGACTTGCCGGAGCCAGAATAGCCGCATATGTAATAGAGTTTGCCGGCCACTATTGGCAGCTCCAAATCCGTTACAATCTCTCTCTCCTTTTCGCTTGTAAGACCAAAGCTCTCTATGATTTTCTTTGTGTTTGCAGTGTTGTCAAAGCGCTGCTTGTAACTAATGCTGACCTTCATTTGCCCCAAGCCTCCTCATGTTCTCTTCGTGCCTAAAGTATCGCGCAAGGGAGATTAGCGCCTCCTCTTTTTGCTCTTCCAAGTCTTTTAGAGTAGAGAGCACAAAATCATAATCCTCCATTTTTTCAAACTCAAAGGAAAGGATGTATTTTTTTAGAGTCTCTTTAATCTCCAGCTCTATGGGCTCCTTTATGCCCATGTTAACTTCAATGGCCTTTCTTAGAGCCTGCTCGTCCTCTGCAATC